GCAATAGGTAAACTTACGTTTGAATTCCATCTCATATATGTACCCCCAACAGTATAAAAAGAAACAGGGAGTAATGGTAAAGATTGAGAGTTGATAAGTGTTTGTTGTAAATTTGAAGTACTATTAGTATTTGTATTAAAAAATGATGGAAATGGGGAATAGTTATTACTTAGTGTATCGTCCGTACTTAAATAATAATATGGTAAGTTAGATGTGAATGCGGTGTAGGATCCCGAATCAGCAGTAAAAGTGTATGAAGGGAAGTATAAATTATTAGCATTATTAGTCGATGTATCGTGTTGTTGTGGTTTTACTCCAGTTGGTAGTGCTTGTATTGGTATATTCAAATAATACTGCCCTTGAATATTAACTTGGTTATAAGAGTTATAACCGAAAATACGAGATAAATCATAGTTTATAGTTTGTTTTGGTGTGTTTGGATCCACACCTCTAACAAAGATACAAATTTCTAAGTTTTCGTAATTACTCATGTATTTTATATAATCCGCTATTGTTTCAGTAATAAAACCATCTAGATCACAGTTTGGTCTTATATATTGCATGTTATGATATAAATAAGCTTCAGGAAAAAAACCTGAAAGTCCTATTGGGTTTTTTATATTGTTAAATTCTGAAATTGTTATTCCTGTTATAAGTTGGAAATATTCTAAATCAGGATTGAATTGTAGATATGATTGTTCAACGGCAACGTTACCGTTTACAGGTAATTGACTGACTTGTGGAGTATTTATAACAATTGTAGCCGAGAGTGACGCGGTTGGATTTGAGGGATTTGCGTATGGAACTGTAGTTGATGTTACACCCGTTGTAGTTACACCAGTAATTGCATTATTTTGGAATTGGTTTAAAGTAGCCCCTGTCAAATTAATCATTCTTGATATTAGACCACTATTTGTTGACAAAGGGTTTTGAAATGTTAATAGATTTCCTGCGCCAATTTGTGACGCGCTTCCTGCATTCATTAGTATAACAACAACTTGATCTTCAAAAGGAGTTGAACCTGAAGTTGGGTTTACAATTGTTTTGATTTTATTTACACCTGAATTAGCTACATTCGATGTTCCATTGTAAAAATATTTATCTCTTGTGTTAAATTCGTTTAGTTTTTGTGCTAAAGTTACTGCCGTAGGGTAAGCAAAAAATCTTATATCAGGACCAGTTCTTTTCCTAGCGGAAAATAAAAAGGGTTGTGGTGATTTTAATAAATATTTTTCATTTGATATGTATTTGTTTGGATCTGTAGATGACAAAACATCATATCCCGAAAACATTCTTTGGAAGTCTAAGACGGCTCTGACTACAACATCTTGTGATATATCATCATTAGTAATCAAAGTTGTGAATGATTTGAAATAAGGATTAAGACCTGCACATTCATAAGGATCATCTCCGTTTTCGTCATTTTCAAAATTTGGATGACTTATTACGTAAGATTGTGGCGAATTCAATGGGGCGATTAGTGAATTTGGCTGAGTCACCTTTAACTCAAATCCGGCAGATCCACTACTGCTCAATCCATTTTGAGTGTCTTGGATTTCTTGTTTAATTGTGTTTTCATCAAAATCATCATCTAAACTAGCGTTACCACATTGACACTCACAACTTGTACAATCTGGATATGCAATCATTGGCAGTCCTATTCTTGGAAAATTATCTATTTTACCATTTTTTGTATTGTTAATAAAAAATTTTGTATAAAATATTGTAAATACAATACCTGCGGCCACTGTTGCTAAAGCATACAGACCTTGACCTATGATTTGTAAAATTGTAGCCACTGAAATTACTGGACCTCCAACGTTTGCATCCGTTAAACTTAAAATGTAATAAGCCAAGTCCACACCAGCCTTTACACCCATTGCAGTTATATAAGGGCCTAAAAATAATAACACATATTTTAATATGGGCCAAAGAAGTGCAATCAAGTGAGCTACAAATAACAAGACAAGTATTGGAAAAGTTAGAATGTTTATAAGAATGTTGAAAATAAAAAATATGAAATCGAAATTTCGTATAATGTCGTTTACTGGAAACGTACTAACCGTTGATTTACAAGTGCGATTGTCTATTTCTTTTATACCTAAATGTTTGGCTCTTCCAAAACCATTTTTGTATCTGTCAAGGAACATTGCCGTTGTATATATTCTGTTATATTGGAATTCATAAAAAGTATCCTTGCAATCTATAGCTTCTTGTACATCTACATAATCATCCCAATCTGTGCTAAATGCATAAGAACGATAAAGATCAAACAATGATTGTGGATATTGTTTAAAGTTTATAATTTGTGGTTGTGATGGGTCTGTAGGATTTGCAACAATTTGAAGTGTGTCTCCAAAATTTAATGCAATTGCATTTAATGTTCCTGTATATGGAACTCCATTTATATATATTATATATGATGTTACATTAACCGCTGTTGGATCCGCTAAACCTTGATTAAAATTTATTGTTGTAGTTGCTCCCGTTACAACTCCTATAGGTAGTGTATATGAATATGTTGAGGTTGAACTATTTGTGAATGGATCTTGTGTGTAGTTTGACCATCCGTATTCTTTTATATTCGGTACTAAAAAATTTGCCCTTAAAAAACTGCCTTGCAGACCTTGTTCATTTCGCCACCTCAATCTAAATCGATACTTTCCTTTTGTAGGTATTCCTTTACTTGGATCGTTGGATATTATTTGTTGTCCAAATTCGTTGGTAAATACATAGTCCAAGTTCATTGGGATATTGACTAAAAAAGTTCCGTCACTATCAATTACTTCACCACCCTCCCCAATTTGATATTGTTCCAAAATTGGTAGTCCTTGGTCATCAGAATTTATGGTCTGTCTAATTGATTCAATTATACCTGGTCCTGAGACTAACTCACATAGGTTTCCAGTATTATTTTTTGGTTTACAGCTCACCTTTAACGCGTCGTCATCTGTTGTGGAAACTATTGACCCCATAAAAATCGCTGTGGGTTGGATATTAATATTAGCCAATTTGGTTAAATCAAAATCTGCTCTAGTGATTGCGACTTGACATAAATCTTGGTCTCCCCAAAATGGGACAACATCAACGTCAAAAATTAAATTTTTGATTTGTGGTAATTCTCTTAAGTTAGTTGATGTTTTGTATTTTGCCCCGTCAACTTGGGACTCAGTTGCCAAACCTTGTTGGACTAAATCTTGAGGATGTAATGAAAAACATCCTATATCAGAAAGGTCAATATCCATTACTATTTTTTGTACACCTATCGGAACTCCAAAAATCATAAAATCCCCACTTTCATTTGTTTTAACTGTAAATCTATAATATTTGTCGTAAACTTCGATATAAGTATCGCTCATCAAAACATCCGAAATGTTAGGAAAAGATCCTGTTGATTGATGTCCTCTATAAGATGGTAATTTTGGTAATAAATTATATCTATATCCCTCGTCATTTGTATCTGTGATTGTTTTGTAAGGATATATGTCCGTTATTGATGGATTTAATTCATCCGCATCTTCTAACGGAATAAAAACGGATATTTTAGCGTTAGGTAATCCGAATCCGTTATTTACAAAAACTCTACCAACCACAACACCATAATCTGCACACATTCTTGTGTATACATTATTCGCTAATAACTTCAAGGATAAAACTTCAAGAGATTCCCAATCTTGTTCCAAATTGACGTTGATATACTTATCACTACCAACTTCGGTCCTTATTCTGTATGATTTAGGCATTAAAAAATCGTTTTTTCATAAATAGTTTATTTCCCATTTTCATAGAAAAATAGTCCAATTCATAAAAAAATAAATTACTAAGAAAAATTAACCGATTTTAAGTTCAAAACTCTAATATTAATATCTTTGTTGGGGAATCTAATTTGGTATACTTGAGTGGGGGTTGCAAATATAGTATCGGCCGTAGGTTGAATTTGTTTTGTCAAAGGATCTAAGTAAGGCATTGAAGTTTGTGCTGAAGAATACTGTCCTCCAACTTGATTAAAAAATAAAATATCAGAAACACTTACTACTCCATTTTCTGACTGAAGAAGTTTTCTGATTTCAGAGATGTTAACATTCTGTCCTAATTGAATTACTAACGGATTAAAATATTCTGAGACAATCTGGATCGCCTTTGTTATAAGCGCCCCTTGGTTTTGACTGTTATCAAGTACAAGATCTACTGTTACACTCAAATCAATTGTTTCTGCCGCTTCCACAGATATATAATCATTTATCATTCTATAATTCGAAAGATAATTAGCAATGTTTTGTTTAAGAGTGTTCGACACCACATTTGATAAGCTACCTTCAGTATCATAAGATAACATTTTGATTCTTATCTTATTGTTTTCTTCGGTAATTGCAACTTTAGCTGGCGCACCAAATTGGGATGGCATAGTCCTAATCAAAGAATTATAATCATTAACTGTAACCGCCCTTTTCTGTGCCGCAAAATTAAAAGAAACCATGTTTCTAACATCTTCAGTTGTTGGTAAATTAGCGCCACCGATAGTTGCGGTAACATTATTACACTGTAAACTGTTGATAACAGTTCTATTTACCGAATCCGAAGGCCCATTTACTGCAAAAGAAATAGTCCCAATCTGATTAATGGTGTTTAATCCAACATTACTAGCTAATCCTCCTCCAATTCTATATTGAACAAAAAGAGTGGTATTGGGCGTTAGTGCCGCTCCCATGGCGTAATTGTTGGTGTATCTACTCAAATCGAATCCTTTGCCGTCTCTTGCAAATTCTCGAAGTTGTTCTTCAGCAGAAATATTTCCTCCACCAAAAGTTAATTTACAAAAACCTTGAGGTGTATATTCAGAAATAAATTTATTCGATGTCGTTATGTATCTTCCAACTTTAATACCTGGTTGATCAGAAACTTTAGTTGGGTCTTCAACAAAAATTCTATCTTGAACTAAGGCGTCCACTTCATACCACCTGTCTAAACCCAAACTTAAAAAATCTTGTGGGCTTGGTGTTGTTGAATATTGTGTTCCAGGTTTTAACAAAACACTTGTTATATTGAGAATATTTTTTTCAGGAAGAAACAATTCTAAATAAGGTTTAACATCATTTGGTGTTATAACTCTTTTGAAAACTTTTGTAACTCCATTTACAACTACTTCTCTTTTTACAATAGTATAATTAATTAGTTTTCCACTCGAGTCAAAATTTGGAATTTTAACTCTATTAGGTGACCCTTCAGCGTTTATTGGTGACGCAAAATCAATATCGTAGACTGTTTCAAATGGTTGTCCAGCGCCATTAACTAAAGACCCTCTTCTCAAAATTCCACAATATCTCAGATCTTCTCTATCTCCAAAAGCTGGAACGGTAATTGAAAAATCTACTAATCCAACTGAAGGTCTTTGACCCGGCACTTTCAATCCGTAAGTTCTTGCAATATTGTATACAGAGTTTTTTTGTTGGGCAAATTGTAATACGGTTTCTTGAATACTTCTGTCTATCTGGTAATTCAAATTATCTGTCACGGCAGCATTCAAATCCAACATTACTGAAAAAATACCGGCGTCGTTGAAATTTTGAACTAAATCTGGATAGTACGTTCTTGTAAAATTTATAAGTTCAGTTCTAACTCCTTGGAAGTCTCTAGCTACGTATGATATTTTTTTTTCTGCCATATTCATTAAATATTAAGGATAACAAAATCTTGAGATTCGAAGGCTGAATCTGTAATTTTGTAATCAATTTTGATTCTTGCGGTGTGTTCTAAATTAGCGATGTTTGTTACTTTGAACTCTCTTTCTCCTGAACTATTTACGGTGTAACCTTTGTTTTCTAAACCAGCAGAAGCAGGTTCCACAGTTATATTTGTTACTTGTAAATTTGGCATGTAAGTTTTGACCGTATCTCGTATTTCAGATTCTATATCGGAAAAGGTTGGTCCATCTAAAGGTTCGAAAATATATTCATATAATCTAGTACCGAAATTTGGTAAATAATATCTTGAGCCTTTTCTTGTTAAAAGTAAGTGGACAAGATTTGATCTAATTTCAGTTTCTGTAGTACTTGTAACGTCCAAATACCTTCCAGTAAACGAATCCACAAAAGGGAAAGAAATACCATAAGTAATACCATTTGCCATATCACATATAAATATAACTTAGGTTTTTTTTAAGTAAAAAATATATAAATAAAAAACCCTCCTGTTATAGGAGGGTTAAATTTTATTTATCTTCTTCTATATTGTCTTTGTCTGTAGGATTCAACACTTTCAACCATAACAACAGGAGTTCTTCCGAGTCTTCTTAAATTTCTTTGACTATAATATTTTTTATTTATAAATATTACCATATAAAAAAATCACTACCGAAGTAATGATTCTCCTTTTTTATATAAAGGTTCGTATGGACAATGCTTACAACGAGACCCACAACAACTCCCTCTTTTAATATGATACGATTCTGTCATTACGATCTTGTTGTTTTCATCTTTATAAAAGTCAGGTTCAGGATATTTTTTTGTTGTCTCCTGAACATATAACTGTTGTATCCAATCGTTTGATGCGCTTACTGTCATGATTATACTATTTCACAAGCTCCACCCGCACAAGCGGCTTCACCACTAAGGTTTGTATTATCTTGTAATTCGATTACTTTTGTTAAATCTACATCTGATAATGTTTTAATCAAGCGGTCGAAATCTTCTTCTGTACAATCTTCAAATGGTGCTTGAGTGTATGTTCCTCCATTATATGGTAACACAGATAAACCATTATAAAATTTTCTGTTGTTCCACATCCAATCCCCAACTAAATCCCACTCGTCTTCTTTAATTGAAACCGTCGCTGATACGTTGTGTGAGTTTTGACCTCCTCTGTGTCCAAATTTGATCCACTCTTGAGATACTTTTTTAACACGTTCCAACATTTGGAATACTGACTCGTGACGAAAAATAGATCCTTCAGGTGACTTTTGTGGGATTGTAATTACCGCAGTGTCATGAGGTCTAAAGAACTCATCTTCAACTAACTGAGGGTGATTGATTGCCAAGTAAGAATAGATTGCTTCGTTTTTACCAACACGAATTCTTCTTAAATAGAAATTATTATGCCAAGCGTGAATACCTGAAGATGTACCTAAAACCAAAGATGAAGTTCCTGATGGTTTAACAGTTGTTGTTCTTGCCGCCTTGTTGATTCCAATAAGATTAACAACTCTTTCATTTTCTTGTTTAACAGCAATCGCCGCAGCTTTCATATCATAACCCAAAACAACACCTGATCCAATACCTGTCATACCAACTCCGATAAGAGCGTCTTTTTCGGTTGTTCTTTTCCAAACATCACGAAGATAGTGGAAATCTGTGTAACCTGCTTGGAGTGTCCCGATAAATGCCGCCCCTTTAACTCTTTTTTCAAAGTCTTCTTGAGATTCGATGTCAGACGCATTTACCTCACACAAGTTACAGAACTGATAGGGACGAAGACCGATTTCACAACAAGGATTAGTTCCCCAGTCTTTATCGTTTGATAAATAGATTCCAGGTTCTCCCGCTCCTGACAACTCGATTCGTTTCCAAAGGTCCATAAAATAATCTTTAGTAACTTTGTGACGAAGAAGAACTGCTGAGTTATTTGCTCTACCTCTTTGGGGATTTGATTCCCACCAACCTCCAGACTTACAAGAAATCATTTCATCATCATCTGCCGAGAATAGTGAAATCAAAGCCGCTCTGCGAATACCACCTGCTAATACTGAATCTGCAATATGGCAAATAATATCGTGGGTTTCAATAGGTGAGAGTTTTTCACCGTCAACTTTGTTTTCAAATACTTTGATAATGTTATGAATACAATCTTTTAATGGTTGTGGTCCAGGAGCTTTTCCTCCTGATGTAACCAACAATGCACCCTTTT